TTTACCTCTGGTTTGAACCCTTCCTTTTTTGCTTTGTTTACAGATATTTCTGCTTGTGGGTTTGTAGCATCTGGTTTAACTCCTTTACCCATATATGTCTTACGCATCCAGAAATGATGACAAGCACCACCGCCTTTGTATAACCATATATCGTAAGTATCTGCACCGTTTAATCCCCACCCTGCATTTACTGCACGTTGGCTCATTTGCATTATATCTTCTTTGCGGTATATTTTTTTAGAACCTACCATCTTCTTGCAGAACTCCCTGCTGTTTGCTTGTGTTTTAAGAGGTGCGTATTGGTAACGTACCTTAAATTTTAGACCATCTGCTTCACCATCTTGCTCACTTGTTGCATTAGGTCTTGCAGTTCCTGTACTTGCCAAGCCAATCATCTTATCTAGTGCTTCTTCTTGGTCGTAGTCCACAGGTCTTTCATCTACTAATTCCCACTCGTCTAAATCTTCATCTTCTCCAAACTCTTCTAACAAGTCAAACATCTTATCATCATCAAAAGACTCTTCCTTAGCCAATTTAACACCTGTTTCTTCCTCTCTTGCTTCGTCTGTGATGGCATTATCAGTTTCAATAAATTCAAGCGGTTGTAAGGTCTTAAAATAAAGTTTTAAACTTATTTCATTAACAGCTAAAATATCATCAATAGCTTCAATTATTAAGTCTTGATAAGGTCGTATAGTAATGTTGTGGAATAGTAGCGATGCTGTTTTAATTTCGTCTGCATTGTTGTTAAATGCTATAATTACTTTTTCACCTCTTGCACCTGTAAGTTTGTTCATCACATCATTCTTGATGCTCATTTGTTTTTCTCTATCTGGTACACCGTTGTTAAAGTTTACAACCTTAGTTCCGCTAAATCCGTTTTGTACGTCATTCATTAAGTAGTCAGATATTTCTGATTCTAACTCACTATATGCTAACCCACCTTGATAATCTACAGGGCAGTAATAATCGTACCCAGATACATAACGCTTAATGATTTTTACTTCTGGTTCTTTACCGTTTCCAAAACCAAATGCTGCTATCCTTTGTGGTTTGTCAGCAGGTTTCTTATTTCCCCAATCGTGATGGTAGTAGTAACCTTCAATCTTACCATCTTCATTACATTTCTCTGCTCGTAGTGTTTGTCTTGGAAAGTGTTCACTTCTTATTACTTTACCATCTTTGTATAAGACTTGAAAGGATGCTTCGCATAGTAATTTAAGGTCAAGAGATATTTTACGTAAACAGTTATCGTGAAAGATAGAACGTAATGCAGCATACTCATTTGTTTTTGTACTGCTGTCTAAGGCATCTAAACCTTTTCCGTATATCATATTACTAACACCGTTTATAATAGCGTTAGAAGTAGTTGAATTAGTGTATAGGTCTATAAGGTATTGGTAGTAATTGTTATCGCTACCATAAGCCACCCAATCTTTTTTCTTGTCCTCTACAACTTTAGGTCTATTGTAAGAAGATAAACTTACAACGTGGATGCTGTCTGTATTAGCTTTTATTTTGTTATTTCTTGCCATTATAATACTATAAATTCGTTTTCTTCACTATTTTCCGTATAGTCGGTATTGTTTATGCTGTAACTGCTTATTGTTTGGTTAGTGCAAAATATTTTATCTCTAAATATTAGTTCACTTCCTGCTTTTATTTCTAAAGTGTACATTGTATCTTCTACTAGTGTAAAAGTGTCTGTATGTTGGTAGTAATAGTCAGCCAACACAAAGCTAGTTACATCGCTACTGTAAATTTCTTTGTTTGTTGTTTCGTTTACAATCTTAATTGTATAGGTAGTTCCTAACACGTAAGAACGTGGTATAAAACTAAACGTTTGGTTGCTTGATGAATTTTGTAAAACAATCATACTTATACAATAACATTATCTATTTTTTGTTAAGTATGGACATAAAAAAAGGGTAACATTTCTGCTACCCCTTAATCAAGACAAATTCTAATTATGAATTAGTTCCTTCTGTAATTGTTGCAGTTGCACTTGACATACCCGCAAATGGGTCAGCAGCAGTAGGTGAATCTACAAAGTTTGCAGGTTTCAACTCCTGTGCATTAAAGGTTAATGTGTAACCAGATAAATCAGCCATTGCTGCACCTGTTACGATTGTACCTCCTGTAACCTCTGCACCGTGTTCTAATCCCATAACGAATACATTTCCGTTATAATCTTCAACAGCGATATGCGGTCTACCGTAAGCCAAAAGTTTAATCTCTTTGTTATCTTCCTTAGATAGTTTCTTAAATGTGATATTTAAGGTCTGGTCAAAGAAAGTCGTTCCGTTTTCTCTTGATGAGGTTACAGCTTGTTCAAAACTGCTGTTCCCTTTTAGTTCATATTTAAAGGCAATAAAAGTACCTGACATATCTGTAATTTCGTCATCCGTTTGGGTTACAGTTCCGTAATCACCGAAATCTGTAAAATATACCGCACGAATCCCACCAACTACATCTTTGCAAGGTTCTTTTCTACCACGTGTTAAATCACAAGCCATAGTTTTTTAGTATTAAAAAAGGGTGAGTAGGCTCATTGGCTCACCCACCCTCTTAGGTTATTTAATTAGTTCTTAGTTTGCAGAGTTAGTGATTCCGTATGTTACGATATCTTCTACAATTCCGTACTGTACACCTGCGGTAAATCGCATTACTACACGTACGTTGTCAGAACCATCAAGGTCAGACATATCTAAAACTTTAACTTCGTTATGGTCTGCTAAGAGTCCTGTACCAAAGAACAAGTTAGATTTTTCAGCAGCAACAGCTGTGTTGTCAGCCAATCCGTTAGCTACGAATAATTTAACACCATCAAAAGAAAGTGAACCGTTATTCCACCATTGAGTACCCATAGCGTTTGTACCTGCTGCTCCTAATCCTGAAGCACCAAATCCACCTAATGCACGAACGTAAGCACGAGCAATATTTTGTGATACATAAACGTTCATATCTTCACTTCCGTAAAGTGCAGAAGGAATAGCATCAACAATGCTTCCTAATTGTGCAATTACGTTTGAAGAATCAACAGTAGTTCCTGCAACTTCTTGTGCGGCAGGTAAAGCAGCATCAAGAGCAATTTGTGTAGTAAGTCCGTTGAATTGTCCGTTGTTAGAAGTATCTCCTGCCCAGATAGACTGTTCTGTTTTTTGAGCAACTTTAGCCGCTACGTGAGCGATTAAGAAGTCAGAAAACGAAGGTGGTAAATCGTGGTGTGCAGAATATCCCATCTGAATAGCTTCCCAATCTGAAATAAAGTCTTTCTTACAAAGTTGTAAGTTCACTTGTTGATATTCAGGTTGTAAAACTCTTTCTGTAAGTGTAATAGTAGAAGTAGGGTCAAAATCACAAGTTGCATCTTTTACGATAGCATCAGTAGATAATTTTTTGATTACTTCTTTAAACTTTACGTTTGGTTTAACAGTAATACCACCGTTTTCGATAGTAGAACCGCTTAATAGTGCAGCAGCAATATATTTGCCTGCAAATTCCCCATTATATGTAGGGGAGGTAATACTTGTAGTTGTTGCCATTTTTTATTTATTTATTAAAATTTCCAATTTTTCCGAGTACTCTATCAAATGTAGTAGCTACTCTTTTTTGTGCAAATAGGTTTAATTCTTTCTTTGCACTTGCTTCAGGGTTATGGGTGATTTTCTCAACAGGTTCTTCTGCTGATAGTTCTTCCTTAACTTCTTCCACAATATCTTCAACCGCTTCTTCTGCTAATTCCTCTGCGCTCATTTCTTCTTTTGGTTCGAGCATAGATTTAATTTCTTCAACCATTTCTCTGATTTCAGAAAGTTCAGCTTTAGTAGCGTATTCCATTTCTTCTTTTTCTTCTTCCGCTGCTTCTACTTCTTCTTCGGCAGGGGCTTCTTCTTCTTGGGCTTCACCAATAGAAGCGATAATACCTTCTTCTTCTACAATTAAGGCTTGACCATCTTCTAACTTGTATTCACCCACAGGCAAGGCTACTCTTTCATCTTCTGTAACGATAAAGACCTCTTTACCTGCTGCCATCTCATCGGCTTCAATTACAGTACCATTTTCCAAAGTAGCTTGTGCTAACTTCACTTCTGTTTCAATAGAAAGAAGTTCTTTTGCTTTTGATAAAATTTCTGTTGCTTTCATATATTGTACAATAAATTACTATTCAGTTTGTTGTGTTTTTATACGTCTGGATAAAGGTTTTGTATTGCCTTAGAATCTGTTTTAACTCTTGCACCCATATCCAATGCTTCTCTATAACCATTTATCATTTTAGGGTCTACACCTAAATCTTTAGCTGCGTTTTCAACATCTAAAAGGTCATCTGTTAAATCTACTGCTTGTTCTCTTATAGTTTGCATTTTATCAATAAATTCTCTACGTTTATTTCTATAAGCAATAAATGCTTTTTCCATTTGTTGTTTACCTTTGTCTATTCTGCCGTCTAAGGCTTTAAGTTTGTTAAGGATATTTTCTGGTTTTTTAGCTAACTCTACTTTTTCTAATTTTACATTAGCTTCTTTCTTTTGCTCTTTAGCTAACTTGGTAATTATTTTTTGTACGCTTGGTTTCATATCTTATTTTATATATTTATACAATAGGTTATTAATTACTTTGTTGTGTTTTTAGTTTGCTGCTTCACATTCTGCACAATCATCGTATTGAACAGATGCAGTATTTATATGCACCCCTTCTGAATGGTGTGTTGAAGTTATAGTGTAACACTCGTTGTGATTGTTTTCTAAAGTAAGATAATACACTTTACCAACCGTTAATTCTGTATCGTGCATATGTACGTGCCTAGTATGTTGGTTTGAACAAGCTGTTGCTAAATATCCATACCAAACACCTGCAAGGCTTTCTCCTGTAATATTGCCTATCCCTTGTGCTTGGAAACTTCCATCACAACATTTTCTGCTGTATGTTCCGTCATCACATAAACAACCTCTTTTTCCGTTTTTAGGACTTGGCGCGTATTGTTCGTAATCTCTCATTTTATAGGAACGCAATTAGGTACACGTCTACCGTTTTTCATCTTAAACCCTATCATTTCATATCCTGCTTGACAAGGCTTCTTTAAATCAGCTTCTAACAAGTCTAATTCTTTTAACTTACTACCTGCCCATCTAAGTCCTGCTTTACCACCCCACAATAAGTAAGAAATAGTACCACAGGCTTCGCTGTTTCCTTCATCGTAATATTCTTGCGCCCTACTTAGGTAGCTGAACATTCTTTTTATTGTTTCGACAGTTACAGCCTTTCCCTGTGCAAGTTGTTGCGCTCTTACTTTTCCTACCTGCGTTGCACATTTGTTGTTTACCTTCTCGTTTAATTCTATTCCTCTTTTAGCGTTATTAGATACTGCATCTGGATAGTCTGAATATGAATCTAACTCAACTCCAGATAGGACGGTCTTTAATTCTTCTAATAAAAAATCTTCTTCTTGTGATTCCCATTCACTTAAATTATTTGGTTCGTTAGGTCTTTCTAACTTGTCAGCAAAGTAACCCTCAATAGAGAATCCTTTCACTTTTCCTGTCTTGACGTAGTTTTCCCAAACATCATCGTTTAGGACTTTCATAGATAACATCCAAGTACCTAATGGCATATCCATACCGTAATGACTTGACTTGTCTTTGTCTTTATTTTCTACAATCCAAGATTCAACCGCTACTAATCCCTCTAAAGGCATTTGGTGTTCTAGTGTACTCTTGTTGTGGTTACCTCTAATAAAGAATAACTCACTTGCTTTACGGACTGTATCACGTGAGAAGTAAATGTAGTATTCGTTTTCTTCACTTCTTCTATAAATAGGTTTATTAGGAATTAAAGCAGCACCCATTAGAATACGCTTCTCTTTGTTCACTTCTGCAAATTTAAACTCTTGGTTTTTTAATGCTACGAAATCTTCTTCAATTGCAGGGTTTTCTACTATTGATACTGCTTCGATTCCTGAAACATCATCATTCTCATCTATAAATAGTTCTATAATGTCCATATAAGTACAATACTTTTTTTGTGTTTTTGTTAACCTAGTGAAGCAGAATTAACAATGTTTCTATCTAAGGCTTGTGCATTAGTTACTTCGTTAGATACAACAAATGCTTTTATAGGTTGTTTATCTTGTTGCCCTAGTGCTTGTGCTAATTGGTTTTCTGGTGATGCTCCTACTACATTAAATGCAGGTGCTTGTGGTGCAGAAGGTGCTGCTGCTCTAAATGACGTTGATGCACCCCCACCTGAACCGCCATATTTAGATGTGCTACTTTTTGCTGCTCCAACTGCTGACTTAATGGAGGAAAATATTCCTGCTGCTTGTGCTGCAAATCCAATTAACAAAGGGATGTTTTGTGGAAATCCTACCTTAGCTGTTTCTGCTGCACCCTGTGTTAATGCTACACTACTATCTGCTGCTTTCATAGTAATCTTAGCAAGTGTTGCCTTAGCTTCGGCAATCTGTTCTTTGACCAACATAGCTTGTTTTGCAATAAATAAAGCCTTACCTACTGCTGATTCTCTACCTGCTGCTTCTATTATTGTATCTACTTGGTCTAATACAGCTTGTTTTTGCTCTTCTTTTAACCTTAAAAGTTCTTCTTCTTGTTCTTTTTTGTTTTCAAAGTTTTCATCATCTATGTCCTTTTGTTCTCTTTTTAAGGAATTTTCATTCATTAGCTGCTCTGAACGGAATCCTTCAATCTGTGCTAAGATACCCTCACGTTCTGCCTGTGCTTCTAATAAGGCTATTTGGTTTTCATCGTTTTTGTTCTTGTCAAACTGTGCTTGTGCTGCTGCTATCACTGCATCTGCATTTGCTAACATTAATCTTTCTTGCTCATTTAATACTTCTGCAAGTTTGTTGTTAGCTTCTATGCGTTCTTCAATAGTCTTGCTTTCATCATCTCTGATTTGACGTAGTTTTTCAGCCTCCCTATCCTTTTGCTCTAAGATGATTCTATTTTGTGCAATAC